GATTGGAACAGCTACGATGAAGCGTTGAACCTGAACGGACTGGATACTATTCTTGACGAATACGCTTACGAGCTTGCAGTTAAGTTTGAGGTAAAACTCGGAGCATACATGCTTTCTCATGGTGGCCTTGCTTATGGTACACCTGGAACAGCAGCCGATGCGTGGAGTGATGTCGCCGGAGCTTGTGGACTTCTTAAAAGTGTTGGCGTACCATCTGGACCGATTAATTATGTAGTACCTCCGATGTCTATGCTTGCACTTGCAGACGCACAGAACGGTATTGATAATCAGGGTCTTGTTAAGTCAGCATGGGAAGAGGCACAAGTTAGAAACTTTGCTGGAACTCGTGTAATGTCTTCCGACGCACTTTCCACACGAACTTGCTCAACTGCAACAGATAGAGCCGGGACATTGTCAGGCGCACCTACTGTTACTTATGTTGGCGCAAAAGACACAATGACACAGGTTCTTGCTGTAACTGGTCTTAATGGTGGCGCAACATTTACCCTTAAAGCTGGTGAAGTAATTGAATTTACCGGATCAAGGTATCTTGCACATCCGAGAAACGAACAGACCGTCACAGACGAAAACGGCGACGAAGTACAGTGGAGATGTGTCGTAACAGCAGACGCAGCACTCACAAGCGGAGCAGGTAACGTGACCGTAACAAGTGCCGGTATTTACGAAGCAACAGGACAGTACAATAATATGTCAGCAGCTTTAGCAAGTGCTGACGCATTTAATGTACTCGGTACAACAGGCGCAGTTCTTAAACCAAATATGTGTTATCACAAAAAAGCGTTTAGTGCTGCTTTTATGAACATTCCGAAACTACCTCAGAGTCTAAGTGCAGGTTATGTGACAAAAGAGGGTATATCAATCAGAGTTTCAATCGGAGGTAACTTTACCACTGATACAAGCTCAATCAGATTTGATATCCATCCTATTTTCGCCACAATGAACCCACTATGGGCTATGCAGGCATACGGGAAATAAGATAAAATGGCGGGTTGAAATATACCCGCCTTTAAAAGGATAAAAAATGACAGCAGAAATAGTATCACCGGCAAGACTAAAGGCAAGACAGGCAGAGGCAGCACGGAAAGAACGTGAGACGTTAAGACCGTATCAGATTGACGGGTGTTATTTCATGGCAACAAAGGAAGACGCTGAAACAATCGAAGGCGCGGAACCTTTTGAGGGCGAAAAATACACACAGCCAACGGTTGAAAACGGTCTAAAACAGGTTGAATGTGCTGACATAATGGCTTGTTTCATGAAGGCTGAAGGAAACACAAGATTGCCTTACAGAAAATTCATGGTTGAAACCGATGATTTCAAGGAGTATTGGCTTGAAAAAGGGGCTAAAACCTCAGTTGCCAAGCTAACCAAGAAAGCACCTGCAAAGAAAGCAGCACCAAAAAAGGCTGAATAATGGCAGAAACAGCATTACAGATTATAAAAGATGCAATGGCGGCAATCGCTATTTTCCCCGATGAGGCCCCGTTGATTGACTCGCAGACTCAGTTAATTAAGCGGAAATTCAACCGAATGATGTTTGATTGGGAAACCAAAGGCATCAAATTGGGATTCACTGAAATTGATAATGTATCTGAATATGTAACGGTCCCACCTGGGGCGCTTCGGGGCATCATTTATAATCTTGCTGTTGAGATTCATCCTGACTTTTTAGGGGGTGACGCACCTCCAAAGATGTTACGATTAGCAATGGACTCAATGAGATCTATCAGGAACTTAACAAAGATAGATATGAGTTCACCGTTACCGTCTACAATGCCGATTGGGTCAGGTAATTTGGGAGATTGGATTTATAAGAATGAGCTGTATCCATTGGTAGAACCAAAATCATTTCTTTCAAATACTGGTTTTACAGTTACGATCACAACCGCTGATACGCCTGTTATAATGGGCGGTACTAATTGGGTTGATGAAGATCTGAACTTGTTTGATTACACAACCGCAGGACGGTCCACATATACCGGATGGAATACAACGGTTACAGTCAAGGCAAACATTTACGCGGAAGTTGCAAGCGGAACGGACGCATTGACATTCTATGTGGCAAAAAATGGGGTTGTTCTTGATAAATACGCAGCACGGATTGAATCAACAGCCGGAACAAATCAAGAGATTCTTTTAACTGCGCCTGATGTTGAGCTTTATAAGAACGATTACATAGAATTATATGTAAAGAATAACGATGCGACCGCAAACATAACCGTAAATAGTGCGAATATAAGGATTAGTTAATTGGCTTTATTACCATTACCAACCGGATTTTATGAGGATAAAAGCAAGCCTATTTCTGTTCAGAATTGCGTTAACTTTTATTTAAATTTAGTTCAGACCGAAGGCGCTTTAAATCGAGCGACTTTGTACGGGGCGCATGGTTTAAGTCAGTTAGCAACAAGCGGAGCAACAGCAGAACAAATAAACAGGGGAGCGCATGTATTCGGTAATGTTCCTTATTATGTTAATGGTAGTTCTTTGTATTCTCTTGACCGTACCTTAGTTGGTAGCACAGAAACATTTGCAATGACAGAGGTAGGAACAATCTCAGGTTCAGGTCGGGTTTCAATGGCAAGTAACGAGAGTCAATTAATGATTCTTGTACCTGATGGTAACGGTTATATTTACGACGGTACGACACTTTCAACTATAACTGATTCAGATTTTACAGCAAGCGGGAATCCTCAGTTAGTTTATTTTATAGACGGGTATTTCGCTTGTAATACGGACGAGAAAAAATGGATAATATCGGCGTTAAACGATGGAACTAACTGGAATGCTCTACAGTTTGGTAGTGCTGAATCTGACCCTGACGCTATTACTGCTTTGGCTGTTGTTAATAACAGAATTTTTGCCGTTGGTACTCAAACATGCGAAGGATTTGAGAATATTGGCGGGTTTGGTTTCCCGTTTCAAAGGGAAGGGACGTTTTTAGACAAAGGAACGTCAGCACCGTTTAGTGTAATCTCATCAAACAGAGCCTTTTTTATGGTGGGCGGTGGAGAGTTCGAAACGCCTGCAATCTGGATGTTTAAAGACAATGATTTTCAGAAGATCTCAACAACCCCGATAGACGATTTATTGGCGAGCTTTTCAGACACAGAGATTATCAATTGCTTTGCATATTCTTATTCACAGGCCGGAGCTTATTTTGTAGGCTTTACGTTTCCATCCATAACGCTTGAATATAATATGATTAATAACAAATGGAACGAACGATCAAGTTACGCATCAGAATCCGAGGGCAAATGGCGAGTTAATTCTGTCGTTAGGGCATATAATAGAGTTTTATGTGGAGATTCGGCAGACGGCAGAGTCGGAGAGTTAAGCCCTGATACATACGGCGAATATGGCGAGGACATACATTCGTATTTTACCACTCAGCCATTTAGCAAAGATTCTGACCCTTTAACAGTACCAAGATTAGAGTTAACAATGGAGGCTGGGGTAGGGAATAGTACGGTAACAGATCCGAAGGTCGGCTTTTCTAATTCCAGAGATTCACAAACCTTTAATTATGAGAGAGTAAGACCCATCGGTAAAGAAGGCGAATACGATAGACGGGCGGTCTGGTTTCAAAACGGACGCTTTTCAAGATATGTATCATTTAGATTTAGAATAACAGACCAGGTCAAGAAAGTTGTAATTAAGTTGGAGGCAAAATAAATGCCTAATATAGTAATACCTGATACGACTAAGCCCATTGTTGACGATAGAGGCAAGATGCAGCAGCAGTTTCGAAGATGGACAAATCAGGTCACAAATTTAGACATGATAATAGGGACCGGGACACCTGAAGGAAATATAGAGGCAAGTCAAGGCCGTTTCTATATGGATGATGCAGGGGCAAGCGGTTCTATTTTATATATAAAACGAGACAAAGACATAGCCGGGGACACCAAAAAAGGATGGATAGCCGTTTAAATAAGGAGATATTATGGGCTTTTTAGATGATTTCGGAGAGGCATTAGCAGGCGGCGCA